ATGAGTAAAAAGAAGGATGAAATTATTGAAAACTTTAATGAACTACTTGAAGTACTTAAGCGAAATCAGCAAAGCAGTAATGTAATTTATGTAAAAAAAGAAGAATATCCATATTGTCCTTCAAGAAGCTTGTACTTTAGCCAAGATAATTTGAAACAATATAATGATGTGTGTGACGGTGTTTTACGCAAATTAGAATTAAGCAATTTACCTGGTTACAGCATTGTAGATGTCAGAAAAATGACGAGTGAATGGCTAAGCGATTTACTGGCTAAGGGCTATCTACACATAGACAAAAGGGGATTTCGTGAGAAATTAAAATCTTGGCGACAAAAAATGCATACTAATAGGTCTTATATCTTTTTAGTGTCAGGTATTAAAATTCCTCAGCAACCTATCCAAATTGATTCAAAAGATTATTTCACTAACACAAAGGATATCAAAAATAAACTTCACTTGAGTCATAGTAATCGTTTAGAGAATATACTAAACAACGACAATGCCATTTTGATTGTTACCGTTCAAGGTGCACAAAATGATAAAACCTATGAAGTAGCAAAAAAGAAAGCTAATCGAATAGTATGCCTCATAAACTTAATGTATAGTAACAAATTTCTGGTTAAGGTATACCCCATTAACCAAGTGATAGTCGATAACGATATTGATGAATATTATGGATTTGTGGACGGGAAAACTACATTTGGTAGGTCAAAATTAAAGGATCCTGTACCCGAGATTCAACTAAAGGACATATCAAAAACATTGCAAAACTTTGAATTCTTAATAGACGTGCAAAGGAAACAAAAATTGACGAAGTTGCAAGAAAAGGCATGTATAGCATTAGACTGGATGAGCTTGGCAGACTTGAATAATATACCAATGTCTTTTTTACAAGCTATGATAGCTCTAGAAACGATTCTTGAGATAAAAAGTAACGATATCTCTATTGTTAGCCAGATAAGTATGTCTATCTATACTCTTTTAGGTAACAATATAAATGAAAAGAAAAAATTAAATACATTTATGAAGCGAAGTTATGAGTTGAGATCTAATATTGTTCATAACGGACGCATGGAAGTTGACGATAATATGTACTTTGAATTATGTAAAATTATATTTCACCTTCTCTATAAAATAGTGATAGACGAAGAACTAACGAAGTTAAAGAATACTGAAGATCTTTGGAACTATGTAGAGTTACAGCTAATGCAGTAATAAAAAACGACACCCAGCCAGAGTAGTTGAGTGCCGCATATCCTAAATTCTTATTTGTTAATTCTAATCACTTCACCATCTTTGAACGTAAATTCCATGTAGCGTTGGAAGATGGTGATTTTTTCTACCAAATGCCGTACCAACCCTTCATCAAACTCTACTAGTCCATATTTATGCAGGTCGGCAAATTCGTTGATCTCATCAATGATGTGGAGCTTGACTTCGTTGATGGTTTCACGACTTTGTACGATTTCCTTTTGTTTCCTCAGATCCATAATTTGCTGGGTGAGGGCATCACAATCTTGGTGCTTGTTGGCTGCCTGGATGAGCTTCATTTGGACTTCTTCTAGTTGTTTGTCGAGTTGGTCGAGAGTCGGTCCTTTGGAGCTTTTAATCACCTTCATGATGTTAGCCTTGATTTGCTTGCTAGCCAAATCATGACTTTCAATTAGCTGGTTAAAGGCATCAACGGTGGCTTCCTTAAGCAAGGGTTCTTTGACATTGCGAATCATACACCGCCGACCAGTCTTGCTTCGTCTAACTCGACTGGCACACCGCCAGACGGCTACTTTCTCTGGTCGGTACCACATGTTGCGCTGCAAGATGTCCCCGCACTTGCCACAGAATACTTTCTGAGAAAAACAGTACTTGCCGTTGATGCGGCGGTGTTTTCCATTCTTAGTGGTAATTCCGTTCCGGCGTCGTTTGATGATCTGCTGAACTTGCATGAAGACGGACTTGGGAATAATGGCAGGGTGGTCATCCTCGACATAATATTGGGGCATGATGCCTTGGTTCTTGACTCGCTTCTTATTCAGGAAGTCTACGGTATAAGTTTTCTGCAGGAGGGCATCACCCATGTATTTTTCGTTCTTCAGGATTCGTGCCACCCCGCTGGATTGCCAGTTTGTGGTTTTGCCACCAGTGAGGACGCCATCACCCTTGAGTGAGTCAGCGATCTGTTTCATCGTCATTCCATCAAGGTAGCTGTAGAAGATCCGTTTGATGACTTGGGCTTCCGCTGGTTCAATCACGAGGTTGCCTTGAGCATCCTTAGTATAACCAAGAAAGTGATTATGGTTGACGAAGACTTTGCCTTGTTGGTAACGGTACTGAATGCCCATTTTGACGTTTTGTGATAAGGACTCACTTTCTTGTTGGGCGAGGGAAGCCATGATGGTAATGAGAACTTCACCCTTAGCATCCATCGTGTTGATGTTTTCTTTCTCAAAGAAGATGGCTACGTTGATAGCTTTCAAGTCCCGGATATACTTCAAGCAGTCGATGGTATTTCGGGCGAACCGACTAATCGACTTAGTAACAATTAAGTCAATTTTACCGGCTTTGCAAGCAGCGATCATCTGATTGAATTGTTCCCGCTTCTTGGTGTTAGTCCCTGAGATCCCATCATCAGCATAGATACCGGCGAATTCCCAGGTTGGTTCTTTTTGGATTAACTCCTTATAATGGGCCACCTGAGTTTCATAGGAACTGGCCTGCTCATCATAATCCGTTGAAACTCGACAGTAGGCAGCCACGCGGAGTTGCTCAAATGGTTGCCTGCTTTGTTGCGGTTGAACACTATTGCCCTTTTGCTGATGAGCGGGAATGATTCTCACTTTACCCAATTAAATCACCTTCACTTTCGATAATACTGTACAAATATTCTGTTTGTTTGATTGGATCGTTGTAACGTTGTTTGATGATGTCACGATAAAAGTGTCCATCGATAGTGGCATTTTTGTTTAGCTTTTCAGGTAGCTTTAATCCACATTTCAAGATGAACGTTGCTTTGTTTGAACTGTTAACCACAATCTGTTGAACAAATTCTTGAAATACACCTTCATCAAACTCAGTAAGCTGTTTCCCTTGATGGCACCAACCTAATAAGGTACGAACATCCTCAAAGTCATTTGCTGAATCAGTATTTTGGCCATTAAGCTGTTTAATCTTTTCCTGACATTGGTAAGTGTCTTGCTCGAGTCTAGCGGTTTGGTTGACGTAGATCGCTTTATCTAATAAACCGGCATGCATCAATTCGGTGAGCGTTTCAGCCTTGTGGTCATTTGCTTTGATTTGCTTAGTTAAAGAAATCAGTTGACCATCGCTGTTGACATTAGCTTCTTCTTTCAGGCCTTCTAACAATGGCTGAAGTAAGAACTTCTTACTGTAAACTAGCTTATTTATCATATTGCAGAAGGCAGCTTTCAGACTGGCTTCAGACACTGCCTTAGTTGAACATTGCTGAGCAGATCTTAAATGTTGCTGGCAGGCCCAGTAGATTTTATGTGGCCGCGTTTGTCGTTTGAAAATCGTCCCACATTGACCACAGATGATTTTGCCAGAAAATAGGTAGTGCTGTTGATACTTATGGCTGCCAGTTTCGATATGGCGTTTTTTGACGGCTTCTTTAAGCAGAACTTGCACTCTGTTAAAGTTTTCATGGTTAATCAAACTAGGGTGATGATCTTCAATTAGATATTGAGCGAGTTCACCTTGGTTAAAATGACGATGATATTGATCGTCACGGTAGGTTTTCTGGCAGAGCATATCACCGGTGTAATTACTGTTTCGTAAGATATTAATTACAGTGTTACTACGCCATTGGCCACCACGTTTTGTTGATACCTGCTTTTGAGTTAATTCTTTAGCAATTTGACTGGCTGATGTTCCACTTAGAAATCGTTGAAAGATTTGTCGTACAGTCTTTGCTTCAGTATGGTTGATAACTAAGTTGCCATCCTCAATTGAATATCCATAGGGTGCTGAGGATACATGGAATTTGCCACTAGCAAAACGTTTCCTGATTGCCCAGCGTAGATTTCCGGCAGTTGAGTGGGATTCATCCTGGGCAATACTGCTAAGAATCGATAGAAATAACTCACTGGCCATTGCTCCAGTATTGATATGCTCTTTCTCAAAGATAATTGGAATATTCAATTGCTGTAATTCCCGGACAATCTGCAAACAATCAGTTGTATTTCGTGACAAACGGCTAATTGATTTGGTCACCACGAGGTCAATCCGGTGATTATGACAATCAGTTAGTAATTCTTTTAAGGCGTTCCGCTTGGTCATCTTGGTGCCTGAGATTCCTTCATCATAGTAGATCTTAGCCAGCTCCCAATTAGGGTGGTTGTTAATGTACTTTTGATAATGGGCACGTTGATTTTCAAGACTTTCTAGTTGTTCAAAATTATCGGTTGAAACTCGACAGTAGGCTGCCACACGAAGTTGCTTGACATCATGTTGGTAACCTTGAATTTTGGTAATGGTTGACATGACAAACCTCCTTTCGTCAGTGTGGTATGTTAGCTCTAGAACCTTGATGTATCAACACTTCCTGGTCCTAATAAGGGCGGAAATGATTGTTTATTTAAGTCATCAATTTCCTTAAATTCAGTGGTTGAGATTAGACCCTTGTTGAGTAGAACTTGAATGATTTGTTTTGATTGTTGATAATGCAAATCATTCAATAATTGTTCTGAACTAATATTATTCTTTATTGATTGCAGTGGTTGATGAGTTACCGCTTGAACTTTCTTTATCATTTTTAATTACCTCCACTAATAAGCCAGCGGAAGTAGAAAAGTAAACCCTCAAATCAACTTGCTAATTGAAACAGATTCTTTAATATATTGTAAGAGGGCGAGGTCGCTACTCTGACCCTCAAGCGTGATCTGAGATACGTGTTTTATTTGAGAAGAAGTCTTGTTTGACTCCAACCACAGTTTAGGAAGAGCTAACCATCTTATATGGTTGGCTTTTTGTTATGGTAAAAGAAAAAAGCCTGCAGACCGGAGTCCACAGGCAAAAGTTACAATAATTGATTAACTCGTTTTTGAATTTGGGTGGGGTCATAGCCGGCTTGCTTCAAGCGGTTGATTCGTTCATTACCATTTCCCCAGGATCCTCGGATAACTTCGCGTGCGATTTGGTCAACTGACTTACGGTTCAAGAGACGGTTAACCTTTTCTTGGACCACCGCATAGTCATAACCATCAGCGGTTAAGAGCTGTTGACGATCGGTACCATTACCCCATTGACCATTTAAGACTTCAACAGCTAGCTCATCAGGGTTCTTCCTGGTAATTGGCTGCTTTTTGTTAATGACAGCTGCGTAGTCAATGTAGGCATAATCTAGATCACAGTTGCCATTGACACCTGGAACAGAACCAGTAGAGGAATGTTGCCAGATTCCGTAATTACCATTGTAGTTACAACACGGACCATATTCAGCCACCCAGACAGCATAGCGTTGAGCGACGGAAGGTGAAATGTAATTTTGCAGTGGTGATCGCGAAATATACAGTCCGGCATAGCAACCGTTTTGTTCCAAAACACTACAAAAGCTTTTCACTAAGCTATCACAGAAGTTACGACCATTGGCAAACTGCCACTTTTCTTCTAAGTCAAAGTAGATTGGAAAATCAAAATGACGATTACCAAGGACGGTTAAACAGGCCCGGGCTTCATTGGCTGCATCAGCGGGAGAAACGGCATAGGAATACCAGTAGGCACCCACTTGTAAACCAGCTGCTTTGGCTTGGGTATAATGTTCTGCAAAGTAACGGTCTTCTTGGCTTGCTGACCGACCATAACCAGCTCGGATTAGAACGAATTTAACACCACTTGCTTTGACTGCATTGAAATCCACATGGCCTTGCCATTCAGAAACATCAATTCCAGAAATCATTGATGATCACCATCCTTATCATGTAATTGTTGGAGGACACTCTTTAACTTATCGGGCACAGGTAGACCTAAGCGACTGGTATTTTCTAGTAATGAAATGCCCTCATTAGAGATATAGAAGAAAATCGTAGCAGTACGGATCGCTGAACCATTCTTTAATAGGTAAATATCAAGGCAATGTGCAATACCGACCAATAATAGAATTAACACTTTGCGCGTAAGCCCACGAAAGCCAATTTCACTGGAGAGTTTATGTTCGTTAATGGCACAAAGCACTCCGGTGATATAGTCCACTACCATGAAAATGAGTAGAACATATAGAAAACCATCCAGTCCGCCTAAGAACCAGCCGAGGAAAGCCCCAATTGCACCAAAGCATGAATTAATTACTGTTAAACTAGTTGTCTTCATTCGGATCATCAACTCCTCTCGAATATTCAGCCTTAATTTCCAGATACTCATGGTTGTACTTAACGTCATCAATAAAGCCAATATTGTAGCCACGACCTTCAAACCAAATGTTGGTTTCTTCGTCAACATCATCACGGTATCGGATGATGAATGACAGTTGTTTTTCCAATTTCACCGTGACCGCTGTGTAGTATTCCTGACCGTGTAGGGCAGAAACTTTTGCCCACACATCGCCTAAGCGAACATCCTTGTACATCGACATTCCGGTATTAAGATTTTCGCCGACATATTTCTTTTTCATCAGCGTAATGCGGCGATCTAGTTCACCAATATCAGCAATCTTACTGACCCGTTTATTTTGCTGTTGCATTAAAATTCCTCCTTCCGGTAAGGGGACAAGATAGCCCGAAGAAACTTGATCATGGCATCAAAATCAGCCGTTTCCCGATATTCGTAAAGGTAAGCTACGGTATAGAGAATCGCGGTATGAATATCATCAGGGAGAGGATCAAATGCTGATAGAGGCTGACGAAGGACATTTTCGACGGTAGCAGTCGCCGATCCAATCAACTTTGTGATGAGGTCATCTTCAACAGTGTTATCAACTCTTAGGTAGGCTTTTGCTTCGGCCAAAGTAATAGCAGCCACATTTCATCAGTCCTTTCTACTTAGCAGCCATGGCAAGAGTTTTAATAGCTTCTGGGAGGATGACTTTGCCATCTACTCGTTGCGAGCCCAAGAAACCGACTTGACCAGTTACAGCATAAAGTTCATTAAGTCGTTTAAAGGTTCGACCTTGACGATCAGCAATCCAATAGTAATTGAAATCACCAAAGAGCACTGGTTTATTAGATGCGGCCATGGATGGCATGAACGGACTAGTATAAACTGGGCAATTGAGGATTCGATCTGGTTGGCCAGCTTGAACAGAAGGCTGCCAGATATATTGACCATTGTTATCCTTCATTTTGCGAATGGTTTTCACGGTATCATCATTCATTAAGAAAACAGCATTTTGACGGTATGGTGCTCTTAAGGAATAGAAAAGTTCGATCAAATCATCAAAAGTCAATGTATCGGCCTTAGCAGCTGTGGATCCCGCAGACGCACCATTAGTGTCGGTTAAGATACCAGTTGGTTGGCCAGTGCCGGTACCCGTTAGGAAGGCTTGTTCTTCAGCATTACCAAGTCGACGACCAAATTCATCAGATAAATAGGACATCAAGTCGAAGGCGGAGTCATTCAGTAGTTCTTCCGATACCTTGATCAGAGTCCCCAATTTGTGAGCACTGAGGGATACTTGACTAAATTGAGTATTAGATTCTGTGTAGGCTGCTTCTTCCTCGAGCCAAGCAGCTGTTCCTTCGCTCGCGACAACCGGAATCTTATGTTCACCGCTATTGGTTTGAATGACATGGCTGATGGTTCGCAGGACGTTGGCTTCTTGAAGCTTTTGAATCAGTTGATTTTCAAACTCATTTGGCACTAGGAAGCCACCATCTGGATCCGTACCTTCTTTTAGTGCATCAACGACCGCATGACCACGCATCATTTGCCAAAAGTTCTGCGCATAAGCATCCTGACCCTTTGGTAATTCTCCAGCAGTCGGGGTATTAGTAAGGGCTTTAGTTGTGGGCTGATTGAGTTCTGCTTCAATTTGGGCTTGCTTATGGAGCCGATCGATTTCCTTACCCAAGTTGACGACGTCTTGTTCCATCTTTTCGTAGGTAGCGTTGTCCTCAGCAGAAAGTACATCAGCTTCTTTTTGTTTAGTGTCCAGGAAATACTTTGCTTGCTTCCAAATACGGGCACGCTTTTCTTGTAATTCAGTAATCTTGTTCATTGGTAAGTTCCTCCTAAATTAGTGTGATAACAAAGAAAGCCGCTTTTGCAGCGACTTTACAGAAATAGTAGATTTTGCTTTAGGCTTGAGTTTATTCAATAACACCAGGTCAGATTGCTTATCGGAATACGAGTAACAATCTGTGACATTCTTATTGTCACCCAGCATGGCATCAGCAAAGCCTAATTCGATAGCTTTATTGACGTTCATCCAAGTTTCATTATCCATCATTGTTGAAATCTTTTCACGGGGCAGGTTGGTTTTCAGCTCATAGGCATTGATGATCGACTCCTTGGTTTCAGCTAGCATTTGCGCAGCGTGGTCGAGATCTCTTTCTTGACCGCCGACAATAGTCAGTGGATTGTGGATCATTAGCATAGCCGCAGGAGCCATTGAAACAGTAGTTCCAGCCATCGCAATTACCGAAGCAGCAGATGCCGCAATACCTGAGATTTTGACATTGACTTCATTCGGGTAATTCATCAGCATGGTATAAATTTGACTGGCAGCGGTACAATCACCACCAGGGGAGTTCAGCCAGAGATCGATTGGATCCTGACTTTCATTAAGTTCGTCTTGGAATACCTGTGGTGAAACATCGTCATGCACCCAGCTATCAGGAGCAATTACCCCAGAGATAGCTAGTTGCCGCTGATCACCATTTTGTTTCCAGTTCCAGAAACGTTTCATTCTTTTGGTTCCTCACTTTCTTTGGTTGTTTGCGTGTTATAGAAATTACCGGCTTGGTTAAGTGGCAGCATGTTACCGTTAACCAAGTACTGATCACCACCTTCATCAGCAGGGATACGGTTGAGATCCTCTAACTCACGAATGTCATTAGCAGATAACCAGCCATTTTGTCGACCAATGGCATACCCATTCATCCGGCTTTCGTAATCACCACGTAGTAGTCCATCAACATTGAATTTAACGAAAAACTTTCGTTGATCATCAGCGGAAAGTAGCTGTTGATTCATAGCTTGTTCCCAGCGAATACACCAAGGGTTCAGGGTGTACTTTACAAATTCGAGTGATTGTTGCTCGATATTTGAGAAAGTCGAACGATCTAGGTCACCAACCATATGCGGTGGTACACGAAAAATTCTGGCAATTTCGTCGAGTTGGAATTTTCGAGTATCAAGAAATTGCGCTTGGTCGGGTGGAATGGAAAGCTGGTGAAAAGTCATTCCTTCTTCCAAGACAGCAATGCTGTGATTATTAGATCCCGAAAATTGTGACTGCCAACTTTTCCGAAGCCGTTCAGGGTCTTTGACTACATTAGGGTGCTCTAGAACACCACCAGGCGTGGCATCATTTTTGAAGAAAGTGGCTCCGTATTGTTCGGCAGCCATGGATAATCCAATCGCATTCTTAGCCATAGCAATGGGACTGTAACCAATCAAACCATCAAAACCCAATCCGGCGATATGAAGGACTTCATCGGACAAGAGAATTACTTGTTTCGATTTATTTTTTGCCTGGTAATCATCGTAGTTGCGAGTATAGGTATAGTAGATTTCACCGTTGGCAGCTCTGTTAACGTCCATTCGATCAGGCATCAAAGGATAGAGTCCGGTGATCTTGCCTTGACCGTTTCGAATGATTTGTGTATAGGCATTACCCCACAGTAATAAATGGTTCATCATGGTTTCACGAAAGATAAAACTGGTCATTTCTGGATTTGGCGCATCATGAAGCAAAAAATAAAGCGGGTGGTTAATTGCCCGCTGTTTACCACCATCGCTGGTGTATTGATAAATATGAAGTGGTAGTTCAGCTAATCCTTCAGCCAAGACTCGAACACAAGCATAAACTGCAGTATTTTGCATTGCAGTACGTTCGGTCACATTTTGGCCAGCCATCGAACTGCCGAAGAAAAATGACATGGTGCTAGACAAGGTGTTTTTAGGTGAAGCTTTATTGGTATGGAATAATTTATTAAATAAACCCATGGCATCAACTCCTTTCAGTCCTACGCAATTACAACATCAATAGGCCTCGACCATCATAAACAGAATCACCATTATCCTCATTTCGGATAGCACGATCCAGTCCCATAATGGTGGCCACTACGCCATCAATTTTTTCGGTTGACTTAGCCTTATCCGGTTTAATATTTCCGGCTGGGTCAGTGCGGATGTAGATGTTATCCATCATCCAGCGTAAGACCGGATGACCACCATGAGCGATCTTCTTTTCCAGAGTTAATCGCATTAGTTCTTTAGTTGGAGGCGTCATGTCCTTAAATCCCTGGCCAAACGGGACCACGGTGAATCCCATACCTTCAAGATTTTGAACCATTTCGACAGCTCCCCACCGGTCGAAGGCAATTTCACGGATGTGATATTTCTTTCCCAGATCATCAATAAAGTGTTCGATGAATCCGTAGTGAACTACATTACCTTCTGTTGTTTGCAGATAACCTTGTTGTTTCCAAATATCGTATGGAACATGATCACGCCGAACTCGTAAGTCAACATTATCTTCGGGAATCCAGAAATAGGGTAGAAGGGTATAACCTTCAGAATCATCCCTTGGTGGAAACACTAGAACAAAAGCAGTGATATCAGTAGTCGACGACAGGTCGAGTCCACCGTAACAATCTCGTCCCCGTAGTTCATTAGGATCAACTGGGAAAGCACAAGCATCCCATTTATCCATCGGCATCCATCGGACATCTTGTTTAACCCACTGATTTAAACGGAGTTGACGGAAGGTGTTTTCTTCAGCAGGATTTTCTTTGGCTGAATTATAGGCATCTTTTACTTTCTCCATTTTGACTGTAATTCCTAAAGAAGGATTAGCTTTTTTCCAGATTTCGGGGCTCGACCAATCTTCATCCCGACCAGCACCATAAATTACCGGATAAAAGCGGGGATCATGTTTGCGACCTTTCATGATATCAATTGCTTTTTGATGGACTTGATAACAGATTGAATTTTCATCATTACCAGCAGTGGTTATTAGAAAGTAAAGAGGTTGTGTTCTGGCATCCCCTGATCCCTTCGTCATAACGTCATAGAGTTTCCGGTTCGGTTGGGTATGCAGTTCGTCAAAGATAACTCCGGACACATTGAACCCATGTTTAGAATAAGCGTCAGCAGATAGAACCTGATAGAAACTATTAGTGGGTTCATAGATCAGCCGTTTTTGTGAAGCGAGAATTTTGCATCGTTTCTTCAAAGCCGGGTTCATTCGTACCATATCAGCGGCCACGTCGAAAACAATCGCTGCTTGTTGCCGATCAGCGGCACAACCATACACTTCGGCTCGTTCCTCACCATCTGCACAACAAAGCAAAAGAGCGACTGCTGCCGCTAGTTCTGATTTTCCTTGTTTCTTTGGAATCTCAACATAAGCAGTATTGAATTGGCGGTAGCCATCAGGCTTCAGAATACCGAAGATGTCACGAATAATCTTTTCTTGCCAATCAATCAAGTCAAAGGGTTTTCCTGCCCAAGTTCCCTTAGTATGGCAGAGACATTCAATGAAAGAAACTGCAAAATCAGCTGCATCTTTGCTGTAAGTGGAATTCTTAGCCATAAAACGAGTTGGTTTATAATCTTTTAACTTTCTCAAGAAAACATCACTTCCTTTCATTAGTACTAAAAAAGCACTGAGAATGAACTCAATGCTTAATGATTAATTGAATTTACCAGTTAAAATCAAATTGACATAGCCGGCCCGTTCAGTAGTCAGGTAATCGATCAAATCGTGGCAGTTGTAATAGTAGGCCAGTCGTTTAACATTCTCGATATCAAACATGTTTACTTCGCCAGTATTGCGAATTTGTAAGACCTGCTGGCGAATTCGGTCACGTCTAGCTAGTTCATCTTTGATTCTGCTCATGATTAGGCCTCCTGATTCTTAAAAGCAGCTGATCCGGCTAAATTTCGTAACAGTACTTTCCGTTGTGTTTTGTATTCGGGACCGATAAAACCCAGGCGTAGTAGAAAACAACGAAAAGCATATTTCTCATTGCTTTCTTCATGAGGTTCTGACACAATCCGTTGATGATCTTTTGCATATTGCACAAGTTTGTCGATAAATTGTTGATAAGCTGTGGCATCATCAAGCTTTACCTTGTTGAACCAGTTAAATGTCACCTGTTGATCATCAACGTCTAGTTTTAGCGAATCGAGCTGACAAGCATCTTTGATTAGTTGTCCCTTGGCCCAAATTAGGTGACGCAGGTTTTCTAAGGCTTGATCGGTAAAGTCGTCTCGACGGTAAGCAAGATGCAATTTGATAATGTTAGCGGGCCGGAAACCAAGTTCTTTAAGTTTGTCGATTAGGTTGGATGGAATCTCATCAGGGGATGAAAGGTTCCCATCTTTACTGACAGTGTATTTGCCAATCTGGTATGCGTAGGTTGGTGTGTACTGATATTCAGCTTTTTGTTGAGTATAGTTAGCAATCTGTTCGACTAGCTTTTTACGCTGTTGACCATGAACATTAAAATTAATTTCCATATTCTGTACCTCCTTGTTTGATCACTGTATACATCACTCTAAAAGGCACAGATAGCAAGGCTTTCCCGCGCTTTAGGCCGGCTTCTTTAGATTACTGTAAGGAATTATATGACCATCTCTTTCCACACTGATATCTTGATCCGAATCGACTTGTTTGATGTAGCGATTAACAATCACATCACAGTATTTAGGATCCAGTTCCATCATGTAGCAAATCCGGTTGGTTTGCTCACAAGCAATGAGGGTAGATCCAGAGCCACCAAAGGGATCAAGAACCGTACAGTTAGACATTGTCGAATTCATAATTGGGTAAGCAAGTAATGGAATAGGCTTCATTGTTGGATGTTCCTTACTTTGTTTTGGTCGATCAAATTCCCAGATGGTGGATTCCTTGCGACCGGTATACCATTCGTGCTTTCCATCGTGCTTCCAGCCGTAGAGCACGGGTTCATGTTGCCATTGATAAGGGGAGCGACCGAGTACCAGTGATTGCTTTTTCCAGATACAACAACCGGATAGATAAAAACCAGCATCTTGAAAGGCTCGCCGGAAGTTCAGTCCTTCCGTATCGGCATGGAAAACATAGATGCTGGCGTCGTTAGCCATTGCAGTATTCATGTTTTGGAAAGCAGCTAATAAAAATTTATAGAACTTATCATTATCCTGATGATCGTTCTTAATCTTGCCGGCTTTACTTTGGTAATCAACGTTGTATGGTGGATCAGTAAGAACTAAGTTAACCTTATTATCGCTGAGTAATTTATGGAAACTTTCCTTTTTTGTAGCATCACCACATAGCAATGTGTGCTTTCCTAGGTGCCAAAGATCTCCTGCTTTAGAGAAGGTTGGTTTATTCAATTCACTATCAACGTCAAAGTCATCATCATGCGTGTCGTCAGCCGTGCCAAGAAGGTCGGAGATCTCATTCTCGTCAAAGCCCGTTAATGAAACATCTAAATCACTGGCTTGTAAGTCAGTCATTAGGAGGGCTAACTTATCCTTATCCCAATCACCACTGATCTTGTTGAGCGCAATGTTCAGTGTCTTTTCTTTCTCATCATCCAGACTAACGACCACACATTCGGCTTCCTGGATTCCTTCATCTTGGAGGATTTTTAACCGTTGGTGGCCACCAACCACGTGACCAGTTTGTTGGTTCCAAATAATTGGATCGACATAGCCAAATTCATGCATCGAGCGTTTTAATTTCTCATAATCAGGATCACCAGGCTTGAGATCCTTCCTTGGATTGTAATCGGCAGGGATTAAATCGGTAATTTTCTTTTTAACAAATTTCATTAGTTCATTCCTTTCCGGCTTCTTAAGAGCCGTTCCATGACATCATCTTGTGGTGTTGATCCTTGATAAGTTGTGGCGTTATTTTCCTTAACCACTTGAAAAATTTGAAACCATAATTGGCTGGACTGTTTCATATAGTCGCGGCTCATGGAAACATATGGTGAAGCAATTGCGTTACCAGTCGTAGGGTGGCGAGCGAGGAAACCAAACTTAGAGATACATTCTTCACACTGAATCCACCGGCTGACGCTAACGGCATATTGTTCAATCAATTGAGTGTTAACTAGTTTTTCACAACCACGCTCGACCAACCATTCCCAGGTTTCTTTGAAAATATCAGCGGCGTCAAATTCTAAACCATTCTTCTGTTTGGCCTTGAGGTACTTCTTGACTGGCGGCATCACGTGACCTTCCAGATTAGCTGGTTCTGGCAAATCGATGACGGTTGCTTCTTGGCCAGCTTCGAGCTTATCGTGAAGTGATTTAGATTTTCTGCCAGCCCCAACCCGAGCGCCACCACGATTTGTACCATCTTTAGCCAACTCTCTCCCTCCTTCCGGCAGGGGTTAATACCCTGTTTGATTTCGATTTTTTGTACACGAAGGCCCAGGCCCGCTCCCGCGCGAAAAATTTTTAAGGATTTGATGGCCCCCTCCGTGGTTTAGTAATGATATCGACGTGGCTTTTTATGCCAGCGATCATCCATCTGGGCGGTGATGCGGGAGTGGCATGGCTTACATAATGCCATCAGGTTCTTGAACTCGTTGGTGCCGCCGTGTTCCAGAGGCAGAACGTGATGGACCTCGGTGGCTTGGGTATACCTTCCTTGGCTCAGGCACATCTCACAGAAGGGATGGTGGAGCAAGTAGCGTTGACGGATCTTTGGCCAGCCACGATGATAGCGCGGACGACTACGTTTTGGTCGTTGGTAACGATTGTAGTGAGAACTGACTTGCTTAGCATGGACGTCACAATAAGTGTTGTGGGTTAGTCGCGGGCAGCCAGGGTAACGACAGGGTTTCTTGGGTGAGTAGGGCATGACACTCCTCCTTTCTGAGGGTATAAGAAAAGCCCAGCAGTTTTGCACCGCTAGGCTTCAATGTTATAAAGCAAATGCCTTTATCCTAATTTTCTACACTACCATCGTAACATAGATAAGCCGATTGTTTGTTCTGCGTTTTACCTTTCTAATGATGGGATCCATAAAGTAAGAGCGTGAGGTGATCGAGTGCTTTGTTCTTTCGATTGTAAGCAGTGGTTTTCGCAATGAAGTACTTGTCCATCACGATGGTTAGTCCCTCGTTCATTGACTGGTTTGGAGTGCGATAGCAGACATCTAAAACAAAGCGCTCGTCTTCAGATAACTCTTGCCAGGCTGGCTCGAACCACTTGAAGTAAAGTTGGGCTTGTTGGTAGCGTTCATTCAGCTTGGTTGTCTCATCGATGCCATGCAGCAGGCGATGCTCAGTTGGGTTATCTTTTTTACTGCTGCCAGGTACGAAACCGTAGCGTGGCGAACTGACACCAATCATTTGTTCCTTGGCTAGATTCAGGTCGTCTTGGTAAGAGTCAATGATGAACTTCATACCATCGTAATCTTTCAAGGCTGCGACGGTCGCTCGCCGTTTGTCTAAGTAGTTCCACATGATACTCATGCCATAACACTTCCTTTCAGGTTGGCTTTCACTGCGTTAATTAAAGCTAACTGGGTTTTGTCTTTGCGTTTCAGGGCCGCCAAAATGTTTTCGTCAATGGTGCCTTCAGTGATGATGTGGTGGATAACTACTGGTTGACGTTGCCCTTGCCGCCAGAGCCGAGCGTTAGTTTGCTGGTAGAGTTCCAGACTCCAAGTTAATCCATACCAGATTAAGGTAGCACCACCAGCCTGCAGGTTAAGACCATGACCAGCAGAAGCGGGATGGATCAAAGCTAAAGGAATCTTACCGGCATTCCAGTCCTGAATGTCACGGGGTGTTTTGATCTCACGAACCTTGAAACGACTTTTAATCTGGATTAGATCATGTTTGAACCAGTAAGCTACTAAGACAGGTTTACCATTCGCAGCTTCAACCAAATCTTCAAGGGCATCAAGTTTTCGCTGGTGAATTTGAACAATCTGCTGCTGGTCGTCGTAGACACAACCATTTGCCATCTGGCAAAGCTTATTCGATAGACTGGCTGCGTTGAGGGCATCGATTTGTTTACCCTGGGTTGAAACTACTAGCTGGGCATTAAGCTCATCATAGATTGCCTGCTCGCTATTACTCATTTTTACCGGAACGGTGTTCATAGTTAACGGTGGCAGACTCAAGTAATCCTGAGACTTCATGGAGATGGTGATGTCATCAATGGCGCGGTAAATACTTTGCTCAGCACCCGGCTTTGGCTTGTAAGTGAAGACTTGATACATATTGCGCTTGTCAGGATCAAAGTAATTAGTCCGGTAGTATGAGATGAATCGGCCAAGTCTTTTGCCCATGTCCAGCACCCGGAATTCTGCCCACAAATCCATCAAGCCATTAGACGACGGTGTGCCTGTTAAGCCAACCACGCGCTTAATCAGTGGTCGCACTCGTTTGAGGGCTTTGAAGCGTTGCGAGCGGTAAGACTTAAAACTGGAGAGTTCATCGATCACCAACATGTCGTAGTCAAAGGAAGTACCAGAGGATTCAATTAGCCATTTTAAGTTTTCCCGATTAATGATATAAGTGTCGACATCTTGCTGCAGTGCTTTGATCCTTTGAAGCTTAGAACCAGTGACGACTGAATAGTTAAGGCCTTTTAAGTGGTCCCATTTTTCAATTTCTTCTGGCCAGGTTTGCTTAGCGACACGCAGTGGTGCGACAACTAATACCCGTTGAACTTTACCTTGCTGAATAAGCTGCTTAATAGCAGTCAGGGTAATGACGCTTTTACCAAGTCCCATGTCGAGCAAGATCGCTGCTACGGGATGGTCCAAAATAAAACGAGTTGCATATTGTTGATATTTATGCGGTTTGTATTGCATCAAGCATTCCTCCAATCTGATCAAATTGGTCACAAACAAAGACCTGGTAGCCAAGTTGTTTTAATTGGCTTAGCCTTTGCACTTGGAGTGGTCGGGGGCGTTTACCGGGAGCTTTCATCTCTACAAAGCCCATGTGACCATCAGGCAGGAGGACTAACCGATCAGGGACTCCGGCCATAGATGGTGAGGTGAACTTCAGGCAAAGACCTCCACGTTGGTGGGTAGCTTTGACAAAAGCAGTTTCAATTCGTTTTTCTAACATTTGTAAAGTCCTTTCTAAACGTTGATTTATCAGTGATTCGTCAGGATTAATGACGGTCGTGTCGGTTGATTTACTACTCTTCTCTATATCTCTTTTTTTCTATTTTTATTCCTATATACAAGTAAGGTAAAAGAGTGTCATGACTGTCATTAGGATCGGTAAATACTGATGTATCAAGCTTTTTAAGTTGTAAAGAGTGACAGTCGATGACAGTCAACTGAGAAATTCATCAGCATCAACTTTTAATCGCAATCCCTTGATGAAACGACCGCTTTGTTTATGTTGACGTTTAAAGCCAGCATTTTTGAGGGCCGTGTAAAAGTCAGTTGTGCTGCGGGTATATTCACCGATACCTTGGCAGTATTCACGGTACTTTTGGTAGAGATCACCTGACTTTTGCTCATAGCTGGGGTCAAGTTCACAATTCTCATTAAGAAAATGTCCGAGCCAATCATTGTCAGCATGGTAAGCATTGACCGCTTTATCGACTGCCGCCGGAGTAGTTAATCGGTAATTTTGCTGAATGGTTCGCTGTGCGCCTTCAATGATCCACTGCAGGACAGCCGGACCAGCCTTTTCAGTTAGGCGCTGGGCGTAATTCTTAATATCATTGCGTTTGGCAATCTTGGCTTTAAAGGGAATCACAATTAACCGCCGCCAGATTCCTTCATCGTTGCCACCTACGTGGGGTAGGTAGTTGGTGTACAGCACGATGGTGTGACTGGGCGTAAAGGAGAAGGGTTTCATGTATTTCTTTTCGGCGTAAATTTCATCTGTTGAACAAAGCTGCTTGACGATGGAAGTGTTTAGCCGTTTGCCTTCTTCAAGTTCAGCGGAGATGATTAAACGCTTGCCTTTGACTTCAGCCATTTCTGGTTTGACGTTTCGTCGAACACCGGTCGTTAGTGCATCTGCTGAGAGATGGCCGGTATAAGTGCCGAGTACATTAGCAATGGTGTTCCAGAAGGTTGACTTACCATTCCTCCCGCTGCCGTAAGCAATAATCAGAGCCTCCAGGTAAACCTGACCAATCGCCACCAGACCCACAATTTCTTGGACGTAATTAATCAACGCTTGGTCACCACAGAAGAAAGTAGTGAGTGCTTCTTGCCAGAGTGAAGCTCCTTGACTGCCAGGAACACAGGATGTGGATTTAGTGATTAATTCATCAGCTTGAATTTCTTGCTGACCATGCATCCCTTTCCTTAAATTGAAAGGACCGGTCGGGGTATTCAGCAGAAATGGATTAGCATCAAACTCATTAATCTCTTTGACGAGCTTTGGTCGGGAGTTGGTTAAGATCCCGTTAATACCTCGAGTGCTGCGTTCCTTGAGAATAAAGGCTTCGTAAGCTTTAGCATTTTCGTAATCCTTGAATGCGGCTAGTTGTTCATCATTAAAAGTACGACTAGCTTTTGTTTTACCCATTGCTTGCAAAGCGGATGTCACACCATTTTGCTGAATCTTCTTATAACTATTAGTGACACGAAGCTGAGCATCAGTTAATTGTTTATCGGTAAAGCGCTGGACTTCACCGAGAGCTAAAGGTTCCGATTCCTGCCAAACCTTCCCATCGAACCACATAAAACCTGATTGGTTGGTATAGCAAACCCGCTCTTTGCAGTTGTTGACAAAGACATAAGATTCACCAGTATCCGAGTAATCATCCGGTTGTAGATCGTCATTGGGCTGATTGTATTCTTCAGGTGGAATATAACCTTTTTGACTAGCCATGCGCTGACCAAATTTGGTGGGGTTCTGTTGCAAAGTTTTAAATCTACTATCAAATAAGGTAGAATAATAGAAAAAGATAGCAGGAGGAATGACGATGAATCATTTTAAAGGAAAGCAATTTCAGCAGGATGTGATTATTGTAGCCGTGGGCTACTATCTTCGTTATAACCTTAGCTATCGTGAAGTTCAAGAAATCTTATATGATCGTGGCATTAACGTTTCTCATACGACGATTTATCGTTGGGTGCAAGAATATGGCAAACTACTCTATCAAATTTGGAAAAAGAAAAATAAAAAATCCTTTTATTCATGGAAAATGGATGAAACGTACATCAAAATTAAAGGAAAATGGCATTATTTGTATCGAGCCATCGATGCAGATGGTTTAACCTTGGATATTTGGTTACGTAAAAAACGGGACACACAAGCAGCCTATGCTTTTCTTAAGCGGTTAGTGAAGCAGTTTGATGAACCGAAGGTTGTAGTCACAGATAAAGCCCCCTCTATTACAAGTGCCTTTAAGAAACTAAAAGAATACGGCTTTTATCAAGGGACAGAACATCGTACCATTAAATACCTGAATAATTTGATTGAACAAGACCATCGTCCAGTAAAGAGACGCAATAAATTCTATCGAAGTTTACGCACTGCCTCACCCACGATTAAAGGCATGGAAGCCATCCGAGGATTATATAAGAAAACCCGAAAAGAAGGCACTCTCTTCGGGTTTTCGGTCTGTACTGAAATCAAGGTATTATTGGGAATCCCAGCTTAAATTATAGATACCGTAAGGGATTTTATTCTTTATTTAAAACTTTGCAACAGAACCTGAAAGACTATTAAAACAGCCCCCATTATCTAACTAGTAGATAATGGGGGCTGTTTTTTTGTTAAGTGATATAATAAACCATAAAAGAAGTTTAGAAATACGGTCCTGGTCATCAATAAATAAACAATTAAATTATTTATTTATTTAATTATTTAATTTCAGAAAGGTCTATATGAATCATGGCGCAACAAATTGTCCTACCCATCAAAGACTCCAACGTTTTAAAGATGGTACAAGATACACTTCTCGATAGTTTCCGTGCTGGTCGCCGAAATTACACCGTTTTTCAAGTTGGTAAGGCCACGCTACTACGTGTGAGTGATGTCATGACATTAAAAAAATCAGATGTCTATAATCCAGACGGCTCTGTCAAAAATACAGCCTTTATTCATGATAAAAAGACCGGTAAAGCAAACACGTTATATTTAAAGCCTGTTCAGCAAGACTTGTTGCAATATCATGATTGGCTGGTTCAAGAAAATATCAATTCTGAGTGGTTATTCCCCTCGACAGCCCATACTGATCGACATATCACCGAGAAACAGTTTTATAAAGTGATGGCGCGTGTTGGCGATCTACTAAGCATTAACTATCTAGGCACGCATACCATGCGTAAAACAGGCGCCTATCGTGTTTATACTCAATCAAATTACAACATTGGTCTAGTCATGCATTTATTAAATCATTCTAGTGAGGCTATGACGCTGACTTATCTTGGTTTAGATCAAGCAAGTCGTGAAACCATGTTAGATCAAATTGATTTTGGGTAA